ATACAAAATATTCTTTAATTTCTTTAATGAAATTGACGCCTGTATTCGGATCCTTTTCCTTTTTAACATCTCGTATTAAACGTATTTTTCTAGGGTCGATATATCTAATATCAGTAATGCCCTGCTTTGGCTTTTGCATGTCAATCACTTTGTGAAAGTAGATTAGACCGTCAATATACCAACGTCTAAAATAATCTTGCGCTCTATTGTTAAAGTCAAACAATTTCAGCACTTCATTGAATTCATCGTGTATTGCTTTTTTTACAGCGGCAGAAACATTCACCGAATCAGTATCAACTGAGACGGGTCTCTCATCATCTAGATTTGAAATAGTGTCGTTGACGATATCTTCAATAGCAGTATCTACATCTGCCATCATAGAGATGTCACGATATCTTTTTATCAATTGCTCTTGAGTGTTTGCAACACCGTCGATGTCCAAGTAAGTGCCATAGTGTCCGCCAGCATTGCGAACGGTATCTATAGCACCGTCTTCAGAAGGAGGCACAAACGACTTTTCAGACGCGAGTGCCTTTTTCCTGTTTATTTCAAACCCAAATATTTCCATTATAATCTCCTAATCCACACTATGTATTTATCTTACATCGTAGTGGGTGTATTGGAATGTCACTGTAAATTCTTCAAGGACGTCGTTCTGTGCATATTGCAATGCGATTTCAGACATGTTGATAGGGAAAGCATTGTTTAATGTGTAAGTGCCACCTGGCAATACGTCATTGTTTCTATCCAAATGCTTCACTACTATGTCTGCTTGATATTCACTTGGTGTAAGAACACCTGTGTTATCTTCACGACCGTTCATGCCGTTCATCCATTCTTCAAAGGGTTGACGTAAAGAAAATCCTGAATCGTTAACAATCGTAATTGTCCACGGATCAAAAATTCTTTCGCCAGCTAGTTTGATCTCACGACCTCTGTACTGAATGATAGCTGGGTTTACGTTAGAAGCGGGCAATGCAGCACCCGTAACCAGAAGACTGTAAGACGGATCAACACCGCCTACATATCCTGGGAACGTTAAGTCCACTTCAAATTGATTGGGTCTCGCTCCACCAGCGCCCAATCTTGCTTTAAAATCTTCAATATTCATTGAATTGTTCTCCTGTTGATTCTATTTATTAGGCGCCTAACTCTTCAAAACTGATGCCTGTGCGTGTTGCAACAAACGTCAGAGTGATGAAGTTGATAGATTTAGCAGGCTTCAAGAAGATGTCTGCTCTGAATTGGTTTTGATCAATAACTTCAGCAGTGTTATTAGTTTCATCACACACTACTCGGAAGTCATAGACACCTCTTCGACCTTGCACATCGCGCAAGAAAGGGCTAACCAATGAACGGAACTGGGCTCTTGTGAAACCATCGTTAAATTCAAATAGTTGGAATTTAGCTGCTGTTGCAATTGCCTTTTCAACTGTAATAAACAATCTACGAACATTGATTCTGTTGAATGCGCTGTTCTTGTTAAGCAATGTCTTATCACCGAATAAGATGATACCTTGTCCTTGTGAACCAACTACTGGGTTGATGCCTGCTTTATAAAGCGTATCTCGGTCTGCTTTGCTTGGGCTATACGCGAGTTTAACCGCATTCTTGATAGAACCACGTGATGCGCCTGCAGGAGAGAACCAAGGATCAGCCGTTGCGTCAGCCGTAACACATGCACCAGCAATATCACCACTGCAAGGTACCCAACGATACTTGTCGTTATACTTGTCGTACATGTACTTCCAACCGCTGTCCATTGAAGCGTAAGAAGATCTTGTGTAGTTAGACAATTCAGCAACAAGTGCTGTAGCTTCACTGCCTGCGTTGTTCACTACAGATGCTGACTGCGGTGATACAAACACCATGCAGTCTTTGCGTACTTCAGCAACGTTATCAATGATAGCGTCTTGTACTATTGCACTGTGCCGACCGCCGATAAGAAGGTTTACGTCAACCAATTCATCGTTAGCAAAAAGATCGTATCCAGATGTCAACTGACCGTCACTTGGTGCAGCATCTGCGCCTGCGCTTAGAGAATTATCTAAGTCGCTGTCACTTGAAAGCAAAGTAACAAATGCTGCGTTACCTACTGTAGATGTGTCCCAATCCGTGCCATTGCTTGGTTTCGTAACAGCCCAAATCCACTTAGAACGATTGTTGATTACATCTTTGTAGAAATTAGACTGATTAGAATCATCTTTAGCGTCTGATGCTTTAGAGACGCCTGCGAATTTTTCTAGTACTGTTCCTGCACGACCTGTGATTGCGCCGTCTTCGTCGATAACAATAACGTGTATCTCATCTAGTGATGTGCTGTTATTAGCAGCGTATGCAGATGTTCCTGGAGCACTATCAAACTGATTTGCGTAAGTCCAAGCTGTAACCATTGTTGCTGTAGCCGCTGCACCGGTGCCGCCGCCGCCAGTAAATGTTATAGCAGGAGCACTTGTGTATCCTAAGCCAGCAAACGAAACGATTATCGAACCTACTGTATCGCCGGCAAGTACCGCTGTAGCTGTAGCAGTAACACCGCCAGCTGGCGCGGCGTCCACTACCACATCAGGAACAGTTGTGTAGCCTGAACCAGCAGTATCAACTGCAATAGAAGCAATAGATCCACTACTGAATGTAGTAGAGTCTGCCATTGCTACTTTGAGACTGTTACCCAAAGAACCTGGGTACTTAGCTGCAAAGACACCTACAGTCTGGGCACCGAGTGCTTCAAAAGCATCTTCGTTTTTGACTAGCAACGCGCCGCCGTTTGCAGTTGCGTTAGCAGCAGCACCCACTGTTCGTACTACTTTAAGAGCCGATCCATATGCAAGAAAACTTGCGGCTGTTAAAAAGTCTACATTTGCTGTTGTGTTTGGTTTACCGAATCTCTCTACCAGTTGATTTTCACTTGCAACTGTGATGATCTCATCTGCAGGACCCCAATTGAAGTCGCCTACAAAACCACCGATAGTGGTTGCGACTGCGGGAACTACGTTTGAGGCATCTTGTTCCTGTACGAGAACGCCAGGGGAAAGCTGAAAAGCCATATTATTCTCCTCGAATTAAGTTAGCGTTGTTTCTTATAGTGTATCACTGTGTTTATTTATAAATCTCTTGTTTTAGACTCATTAAATAACCAAACATCACCACCCATGACTTCCATTTCTTGCTCCTGACCATCTTCAATATATCCAAATGGAGTCAAATCATTCTCAATTGCTC